GCTTTTGTCTTCTACAAAGCGTGGTGTAATCTGGAGCTATCCAATTTAATCCGCAAAGTTTAATCAGACTTTGCACAAAGCCAGTGACTATACGTAAAGATAGACGGAATAAGGATTTAATCATTAAGCAGCATTGGATAGCTGCGTCGGAGTAGGTTTGATTTCGCCCTTGTTTGTCTTTTGATGGAGCATACCATTGCGTAGCAGGATCAAACCAAATGGCAATATTTCCGCGACTCATGAGTGCTCGGTTATATGCGGGCCAATTGGTTGTGCGGTAGATTTTGTGTGTAGGCTTCTTCATTTGAAAATTATATCGCTGAAAAAGCCTTTACAGATAGGTTTGTGCAACAAAGCCCTCTGGAAATAAAGTCACACTTTGAATGTGTATTATTTAATTAAAACCAGTATAAAATCTTTCAATCAACTGCCGTGTCTTGACCAGCAAGTTAGTGAAGACATTATCCCGTTCAAAAAGTTTTACTTTATAGTTTGGCAAGTCTTTCAATTCTTCTTTACGTGGAAAACGGTTCGTATATTCATAGTGTTCAAGAACTTCTTTCATCACTTCAGGCTTTAGATTTTCCTGTTCACAAAGCTGCTGGTAAGCCCGTTCTTTTTCGATATCCCAAAAATGTGCAAAGGCATCTTGAACGCTCTGTCCATTGATCATCTTCGGTATGTTTTCTTCAATGAATTTTTGAATGAGGTCTTGCTTATCGTGCAAACTAATATCGCTACTGATTAAATCGTAAATTTGCGCTTGGTACTTCTGACGCTTGTCCTCTGAGTCTGTATCCACGACTAGTTGTAGGAGGTTGATGATATAACCAACATTAATGCGGTCACTGTGCAGTAAATCCAGTTGAAAATCGACATCATCTAGCACCGATACTTTTTCTTTCTTGGTGGTCTTTCTAACAGCACGGCATATGTCAGCATACTTAGAGGCGAAGTTCGCGAAGTGCTGCTTATCCAGTTGTGTTTGGTCTTGATCGTACTCAATAAAAGTTTGTAATTGCGCGTTGTAGCGCATCACTTCACGGAAAGCTTTAATAAATTCCAGTTGCTGTTCTTCAGTAACAAGTTCATCGACTGATTGGTAATTGGGCGTTAAGGCAAACAGTTTGCTCACCGCTGCTTGGTAATCCTGTTCGATTTCCGCATAGCTTGGAACAAGGACGATCTTAGTCGTTTCTTTATTGGAAAATAGTGCCAGCGCTTCATCCGTTGCACGTTTTAGGTTGCGGAAACAGATGATATTGCCAAATGGTTTTTTATCGTTGTAGACACGGTTGGTACGTGAGAATGCTTGAATCAAGCCATGATATTTTAGGTTTTTATCGACATACAAGGTATTTAGCGGCTTAGAGTCAAAGCCCGTGAGGAACATATTGACCACGATTAGAATATCAATCTGTCTGTTTTTTACGCGCTGTGCAATGTCGCGGTAGTACGCATAAAATTGATCACCTGAATTGTAGTTAGTTTTGAACTGTCGGTTGTAATTGGCAATGTATCGATCTAGCTTATCCCGACTGGATGAATTGACCTGACTTGGAATATCTGCGGCTTCTTCGTAAATCAAGCCAGTTAAGTCATCAGTCGGTACAGCCTCATTTGCCGCATAGGAAAAAATGGTTGCAATAGTCAACGGTTTAAATATCCGACCTTGTGCTTCATCTTCAATTTGCTTTTCAGCCTGCACCTTTTCAAAGAGGTCGTAATATTGGGTCAGTGTTTCGACCGAACTGACACAGAACATTGCGGTAAATTCACGATTACGGGTTTTGGTATCGTGAATATTGACAATGTAACGGGCAATCATTTCTAGGCGTTGTGGGTTGTCATACAGTTCTTTGGTATCGATGCCTTCTACATCTTCCTCATAACTTTCATTGGTCGCCATGCCTTTGGCGGTGTATTTGCCCCGATAATCAATTTGGAACTGCAATACGTTACGATCACGGATGGCATCGACAATCACGTATTTATGCAAACATTCATTAAACAGGTAATCTGTTGTCAGTTTTAAACCTGCTTTGCTTTGGCTGTTCTTTTCAAAAATAGGCGTACCGGTAAAACCAAACATTTGTGCATTGCTGAAGAATTTTTTGATGTTCTGATGGGTCTCACCAAATTGACTGCGATGACATTCATCAAAAATAAAGACCACTTTTTTATTTTTAAGATAATCAATCGATTCTAAATAACGTTCAGTGCTGATGGCCCGATTGAGCTTTTGGATGGTGGTCACAATCAGTTTGTCATGACGTTGATCGAGCTGTTTTACCAAGGTCGATGTGTTATCGGTGCTGTCCACGCTGTCGGCTTTAAAAGCATTAAATTCGCGTGAGGTTTGCGTATCGAGGTCGTTACGATCGACCACAAACAGAACTTTTTCCACATCAGGCATTTGCATGATGATCTGACTGGCTTTAAATGAAGTCAGGGTTTTGCCTGAACCTGTAGTGTGCCAGATATAGCCGTTCTGATTGGAGTTTTGCACATGCTCTACAATTTTCTGTACTGCATAAGTCTGATAGGGACGCAGCACCATCAGGCTTTTGGTGGTTTCTAGCAGCACCATGTACTGAGTCAGCATTTGGGTCAGATGCTGCTGATTGAAAAAAGCTTCGGCAAAGTCGACAATTTCATTGATGTGTTTGTTGCTGACATCGGCCCATGGAAAGGCAAACTCGATGCCTGTGGTGCCGTTGGAGTAATAGCGGGTATTGGCACCATTACTAATGACAAACAGCTGAATAAAACCAAACAGCCCTTGCCCTGCCCAATAGGCTTCACGAATATAGCGTTGCGTTTGATTGAAAGCTTCGGAAATTTCCATACCGCGTTTTTTCAGCTCGATCTGTACCAAAGGCAAACCATTGACCAAGAGCGTGACATCAAAACGGCTGGTTCTGCCATTATAGTCGCGGTGGTCGATGGTGATTTGATTGGTGACCTGATAGATATTTTTGCTTGGGTCATCAGACAGGAAAAAAAGGTGTTTACTGGTTCCATCATCAAATTTGACTGGGAACAGATCACGCAGATTCTTGGCGCGTTCAAACACTGTGCCCGTGTTCAAAAAACTGATGACCTGTTTCCATTCCGTTTCTGACAGGGGCGCAAGTCCATTGGCGCGTTCGACTTGGGTTTTTAGGTTAGACAGTAGCTGGCTTTCATCCTTGAGCGTTATCGATGCATAACCCAATTGCTTGAGCTGGCTAATCAGTTCGTTTTCAAGTTGATATTCGCTTTGTACTGTCATTTCACCCTCTAATCTTTTAAATTATTCACTTTAATCTTTATTATCTATAATAAAAATTTAAGCAACTTCGATACCTTGCGCATCAAGATAATTATCTAACTCTTCTGAATAAGCATCATAATCTTGTTCGAATAAGGCTCTGCTATAACTCAAACCATTAGGTAATTCATACTGATCATCAAGATACTCATTAAAGTCAGGGAAATTCTCATAACGATAATTTTGTAAATACGATAGATCAATTTCTAGCAACATTAACAAAATAATATAAGCAAATCTGTCTATTATTTCAGAAAATATCTGCGCCATATTAAGATCAATAGAATACGACTTAGGTAAAATTTTTCCATGTGATACTTCTCCAATATCATTTCTGATCTTTCCTATAAAAAGCATCCACTGATTAAGTGCGGAAAAAAATAAATTCAACCTCACTTATCGGCATAAGCTTCTCTATACTAGAATGTTCACAAATTGCTTTTCTTGTTTTTTTAAAAAGGTCACCTAATTTGGCCTCATTAATATCTTTTATTTTTTCATTTGAGTTCAACTTTATAATGGCATTTTTTGCTATAGCCTCTATAAAAGATTTACTACACTCAATTAATGTGTCACCACATTGATCAGATTGCTGATCAATGTGGGTCAAAAGCCTTTCTAGCTCTTGCAACCATTGATGTTCAGAAGAATACTGAGCTATAAGTTCTCTAGATTTTTTCATAATAAAACCTATATAAACATCTGCTGCAACAAGCCTTTTTTCCAAGTCTTGGCTTGTTCAATTTGCTGTGCCACCACTTCAATTTTTTGGTCAATCGCAGAGAGGAAATTGGCGATTTTAGTTTGTTCTTCTAGGCAAGGTAATAACAAAGGCATCTCGCTTAAAGTTGATAAAACAATATATGGGGTATTTCCCTCTTTTTTCTCACCATATATACGCTCTTTCAAAAACTGTTCTAAGAAATATTGAATAAAAATGATATTTTGTTGCCACTGATCAAGTACATATGTTCTTTGATAGGCATTAAACTTACCTTTGTAATAATGGATATAACCAACATTCGCACCATTCCCTGAAATCAATAAAGCTTCAGTATCAAAAGCATATTCATCTATTAAATAAAATTCTTTTGCACAAGTATAGAAGCGAAACTCACCATTCGGTCTCATTGCATTAGCATCTAATTTCCCAGTCTTAATTTGACAATGCTTTCCTAGCTCTGTTTCCTCCCACTCCCCAAACTCACTACCATCATCCGCTTTAAAACGAATCTGCTGGCTAAACAGCTTTTGCATCATGCCTTGTTTATATTGGCTCAGCAGCTCATGTTTTTGCGTGAGTTGGCTAATCTTTTCATCCACGGTAGAAAGAAAAGAGGCGATTTTGGTTTGTTCGACTAAGCTCGGCAATTTGATTTCCATTTTTGAAATCATATCCATACGAACTGAGTCAACAGAATTTTTTGCTGAAAGCCGCTTTACTCGATCAAAAAAATAATTTGAGAAATAAATATATAAATATTTACCAAGCAGTTGATTCGAGAAATCATATAAACAATAGACTCTTTGATGAAAATCAAACTTTCCATTGATGTAATGATAGTTTTTTCCAACACCTACACCATCACCAGAGGTTAGAATAGCTTCACAGTCTTTACTATAAGTATTAATTCGCTCAACAGTTTGAGAGCGAACAAAGAAAGGATATTTTCCACCATCAATTTTATTCTGGGTATCTTTGTTTCCAGTAGTGATTTTGCATTCATCACCAATAAAAGAAGTAACCCACGAAGTGAACTCAGCCCCTTCAGCATTTTTAAATCTTAACTTCGGTGCAGCCATTACTTCACCTCCGCAAACGGTGAAACAATACCTAGCTCTTTGCAAAAATCTGCAATGATGGCATCGGTCTTTTGACTGTCTTGTTCCAAAGCTTGAAGCTGTTTTGCAATCGCATCTAAATCAATCTCGGCTTCTGCTTCAAAGGTATCTACATAACGTGGAATGTTCAGGTTAAAGTCGTTGTCCTTCACTTCCTGCAAAGTCGCGACATGCGCGTATTTATCAATATTCTGACGGTTTTCAAATGCCCCAATAATATTATCCAAATGCTCAGGCAATAACTTGTTTTGATTCTTCTGCTTCTCAAACTCATTGCTGGCATCAATAAACAAAATATTGTCTTTATGCTCACGGTTTTTCTTCAGCACCAAAATACAGGTCGGAATTGAAGTGCCATAGAAAATATTGGCGGGTAAACCAATAATGGCATCCACCACGTTCATCTGTTCAATCAAATACTGACGAATCACGCCCTCACTCGAACCTCGGAACAATACGCCATGCGGTAACACCACCGCCATAGTGCCGTTATCATCCAGTTGATACAGCATGTGCTGTACAAAAGCCATATCGGCTTTAGAACTTGGCGCCAATTTGCCATAAGCGGCAAACCGTTCATCTTGTAAAAATAACGGATCGGCAGACCATTTTGCAGAAAATGGCGGATTCGCCACCACCGCATCAAACTTTTTATCTAAATGCTGCGGACGGGTTAAAGTATTTTCCTGCTTGATGTCGAACTTGGCAAAATGAACGTCATGCAGAATCATGTTCATGCGTGCCAAGTTGTAGGTGGTACGGTTCATCTCCTGACCGTAAATCATATCGACATCTTTCACTTCACGTTTTACCCGTAGTAACAAAGAACCTGAACCACAAGTCGGATCATAGACTGAACGTAAACGCTCTTTGCCTTGGGTGACAATCTTCGCCAGTAAAGTCGATACGGTTTGCGGGGTATAAAATTCCCCCGCTTTTTTGCCCGCGCCTGAGGCAAATTCGCCAATCAGGTATTCGTAAGCATCCCCCAGTACATCGGCTTCGGTATTACTAATATCAAAATCAATATCATCTAAATGACTCAGGACTTTGGCCACCAGTGCATTACGGTCACTGGCATTATTGCCAAGCTTGGTCGAGTTTAGATCTAAATCTTCAAACAGGTTGGCAAAGTCATCGGCAGAGTCGGTACCTAAAGTACTTTGTTCAATCGATTTTAAGGTCGCAGTTAAATCATCTAGAATGAATTCGCCCTGACGACCACGCTCGGCTAAGTTATGGAATAGCTGTTTTGGTGTGAGAGCATAACCGACTTCGGCAATGGCATTCTTTTTAATTTCTTCGATGTATGGCACATGCTCAGGATTATTTTCATCTAACTCTAAAAAACTGAGGTCTTCGCCATCGAGCAATTCGTTGGCAAAGTTCACCGATTTTTCTGATAAATATTTAAAGAAAATAAAACCCAGAATGTAATCACGGAATTCATCGGCGCCCATGGTGCCGCGCAAAGTATTGGCAATATTCCAAAGTTGTTTTTGTAATTGTTGCAGTTGTACTTGGGTCATTGTTATGCATGTCCGATGAAATGAATAAAACATGACTAGTTTACCGAAAATTAAAGTTTTTTCAGCAAAATTGGAAATAGAAAGACAAAATTTGTCGCACTAAATGCATATCAATAATATTGATATACAAGGTTTTATTTGGATTTTAAAAGATTAACAGGTTCAAGTATCATAATTTAAATTAAGGCCCATATCAAAATTACAGATGCTTAGAAAAATATTTATAAGCAAAATAAATAAAAAGGCGGTTTGTTAAAGTTGGTCATATTCAGCATCAATATACGCATTAATTAATGTCCAATGGCTTTGTTGCACAAAGATTTAAAAGATAACACTCTGCTCATTTGAACAGAATTCAAGTGACAACTTGGGTATGAGGACGACCTAATTCGTTTTAGGAGTAGGTTTATTCATTTTGAAATTATAGGACTGAATAAACCTTATAGGCTAGGTTTGTGCAACAAAGCCAGTGTTGAGTGAATAGTAAATGTAATTATCTGGAAATATATAGTAAGCGCTAACTAATAATATGGATTCTATCTACTGTTTTATATTTTTAAAAGAGTATAACAATATTTATAAGTAAGCGCTTATATATAAGCAGTGCTATTTTGCGTTGTAAAGCGCTAGATTTAATTTTATTTTCAGCGTGAGTGTTTCTTTATAAAAATTTTTTTAACGTAATTAGCGCGCAAATTAGAAGCAGGAAAATAGTGTTTTTGACATAGGCAAAAATAAAGGGAGTTTGACACTCCCTTTTTACCGCTTTTTTCTATTACTTTTCACTTGGAAAGAGATCAGCTTTCATCTTGGCTAAAATTAGCGACTGCTCATTTGGAATTAGCTTATTTCCTTCTTTTGTTGCAATTTTCAATAGGGGGAACATTTGGAGCATCTGTCCCGCCTGCGCTCGCGCTGTACCTTCTGAGTAATGTGCATTCAACAGGTTGTTATATAGATTGCCACCTTTACCAGTTGTAATATAACCATCTGTAATAATCGTCTCAAATGCGATTCTCATGACCTTATTTAAGTTTCCACCGTTCTTGAAATAGGTGAACAAGATAATGACCTTCTCAGCTACTTTCTTTTGAACTGTCTCAACATTACCTCGTGTACCAATTACCGTCGGTTGGTTGTTCAGGATACGTAACAGGTTTTCTTGTTTTTCTTTAAGCTTGTCATTTGGTAAATCAATATCACTCGCTTCAAGAAGAATCATGTCTGCACTACCGCCTAGACGGTCTAAGAGAACTTCTGACTTCTTGGAGTTGTAGTGTGTCACACGTTGCTGTGTAGATTTAGGTTTCTCTTTTGCAGCTTTATTTTCTGTTGTCACTTTCTGAGGTGCGCTATTTTGCTTTTCTGGAACAATTGGCTGTTTTGTTTCTTCTGCTTCAAGATTTAAATCAAGTTCTTCCTCGTTAATCAGATCGTCAAACGCGCCATTATTTAAGTTGTCCAATAACTCAACATCATGCAACTCTTCATCGACTAGCTTTTCATCTTGAACAGCAGCAGATTCGGCTGTTGGCTCTAAAGCCATGTCGAGTTCTGATTCATCAATATCAAGTTGATCAAAAAGATTAGATATAAGTAATTCATCATCTTTTACTTGATTAGTAGCTTTTGCGTTCATACTTACATACCTTTATTAGTTGAAGTTATTGCAGTTTTCTTGCTGCTGTATGTAGTTTATTGAGCGCCGTGTGGATAAGAAGCGAAATGATGGCGATGTTGTAGGTAAAGTAAAATAATAAGATTCAGTGTGTTACCACACTGAATCAAAGTTGGTTTTCGGTTTGAAGGTGATGGAAGGTAGTTGTTCTTCTTCTAGGTTCTCAACCGTAATTCGCTCATGAATAGATTTTGAAATATTGTCCTCACTATAGGTAAAGTTACCTTCTTCATCGTAATAACATTTGGAGTATTTCAAGAGGATATCTTCATATTCCGCATCGGCTGATGACCGCCGGTTGTACGTCTTGGATAAAGGTTCTTCATACCATCGGTCATCATTCCGTTTATTTAAGATCGCAATTTTAAAGATAGGATATTGTGACTTGTAGTGGCTGGAAACTATCTTATCGCTGATTTTACCGAGCCATATTAATTGCACACATAGGTTTTCATTTTGAAATTCGCGCACCGAAAACATGTTTAGCGGCAAAGTGTCTGGTTCGTTTTCGGCATGCTTTCTAAAAACTTCCTCAAAATGGGCACGTAACTTTTCATATTCTTCTTTAGAAATCTCTTTGCTAAACATGTCAAAGTAACGCGCCATTATTTTTCTCCTTCATATCCTTCGTAAAATTCAGCATCAGTCATTTCACCCATATGGAACATGTTGGTGATAATAATGTTTTTACCTACTACCGGTCGCTTACAGGTTTTTGTCACATCCTCAGCAAGAATATTGCAAATATCATTAATGTCTTTGGAATTGATTTCCCGACAAGCTTTAGAAAAAGAAGCTTTGAAGCCTTCAGTTGTCGATCTATCGCTGTGATAGACCTTAAAACAAACCATGAACCAATGCTTTTTTACGGTATCGTCGTGTTTACTCATAGGTAAGTTTTCTCATAACTTCGCCAACTGTCTGTTGGGCGTAATACAAATCAAGCTCAAACCCATATTTGATCAATACATCTAAATCGATATATCCAAGCTCCGGATAACCGCCATTAAGTCTGATTACTCCATATGCTTGAGTATGAGGTGGACCAGCAACGTCTAATTCAACGATGTAAACGTCGCTATCTCCCTTGAAGTAATGCATTTGGCATATTGCGTTGTCGCCTTGGCCGTCTGTTTGATAGGTAACAGGGCATTTGGCTACGATGTCATCGACTTTGATAATCAAGTCTTTGTAATGCTCACTCTCAACACCTTTGGTTCCTGATAGAAGGCAGGCGATTTGAGGATCTGACATAACTTTGCGCAGATTGCCAATACGGCTAAAAATACTTTCAGCAATAATCATAACGTAATACCCATTAATTATAAATAAGTGCTTACTTATTATTGCAATCAAAATTAGGCATTCAATGCTTTCTGATTGGGTTTGATTTTATTAATAAGCGCTTGGAACTCTTTACGGTGTCGGTCTTTGACGTCGGTCCACTTCACGTCCGAAAGGCTAACGATCGGTTTAAATTCGCCATGCCCGGAAGTGTAAATATCAATTGAGCCAACTGGATCTGAAAAGACAATGGTTCCATCACTACGTTGCATTAGATTTGCCGCATGGATGTCATAAAACGCATCACCGTAACTGCCTACGAAATTATTTAGCTTTTCGAAGTAAGGTAAGAGGGTAGGAACGTCCTTCAGTTGAGGAAGCTGATTTGCCATTTCAATGAGAATTTTAGCTGTGGCACCTCGAACACTTATACCGTGCTCTAACCCTGCAAGACGGCGGCGCAATTCATATGTAAGGTTTAAGGCAAGGCTGCGATTAGGACCTTTTGAAATCTTCTCAAGGCGCTCTACTTCAAACAGAAATAATGGAACTAATTTTTTATTTGGTTTTGTGAGGTTTGTTTCTTTCACATTCTTGCCAACCAGGTATTCACCAACTTGGCCATAGTTTTTGATTAATTTAGGTGAGTGAATGTCATCAATCTTAATTGCTTCGTCGTTAAGCATGTAATAAGTGGCTGGACAGGCAGTCAATTTAAGAACGGTATTGGGATTTCCGCTTTCAAAGACACCTGAAAACATGCCGCTTGCAATGAGTTTTCTACCTTTTAAAGCCTCATGTGTTTTTCTAACGGTTGTCACACTTGAGTCATTCATCAATAAAATTTTCATATCCAATCAATTCATTTCTTAATTAGCAAAACGTTAAGTTATTTTAGTCAGCTAATTGTTAAGTTGATTGGAAAAAGCAAAGGCGGCATGACTTACCCGAAGAACTGATAAATTAAGGCTGCCAACTTATTACTTTAGATTTAAGCATAAGAAATATCCTCTTTTTGATTTAAGCTTTCTTAAGTACATTGGTTGGTAATACAAAGCTCGTTTTGTTTCTTCAATCATAATCATAAAAAGCCCTGTATGATCAGGGCATTAATAAAGGCGTTCAATTGAACGCCTTTTAATCCATCTTAAACAGTTTTAGACCATTCAGCTTGCGCCTTACAAAAACTGCATCAGCTCCACCTTTATAGGGAATTTTATTGTTTTGAACGAGAATGTTTAAAACTACATTGTCAAAGGAGGAATACTTCACTCCCTCCAATTCCTTTTCATAAGCCATTATCAGTGACTTTTCGAAGTTTTCGCCAATAAAAGAACATTCAAAATATTCTTCCATGTCTTCGCAATAAACATTAAATCGATATGTAATCTTCACTTTATATTTCCTGTATTTCAGGAAATAGCAAAAATTGGCAAACCCAATAAAAAAGTAGAGTGTAGAGAGGAGGTAATCTTTTAACTCGAAGAAGGCTTTGTAGAATGAATATGCAGAAGCTAAAGCTGCTGCTAATCCAAGTAGCAGAAGCCCTTTTAAAATATCCTGCCATCTTCGCAATGAGCAAAGATGATTATTTAACTGATGTAGAACGGCCACAAATAAGTCTCCAGAAAGTTAAAAGTCTTAAATAAGCTGCGTAATACCAAGTAAGTCTCCTAGTGAGAGGGAGGCGATTTCCTAAGTGACCTGCTGAATTAGCAGCCTTAGCAATGCGTTCATTTCCAAACTCTTTAGGAAGGGTTTGAGAATTAGAGCCATATTTGGTATTCATTTCTTTAATGATTTGTTGGCAATCTTTTAGACTTAATGGAGCCTTTTCAAGGTGTCCTTTTGACTGTGCCTGATGAGCCTTTGCTCGCTGTAATTTACGTTTACGTTGCTTTCGATTCATAGTCTTTCCTCATAGCTTGATTTAATAGCTTTTTTGCGTCTTGCGAGACGCCAAGGTCTATATCTGATGTCGTAACAGCCCTTACATGTGGCGGTGAATCGTTTTGATCTACCGTTTTTGTTGGTGTGCCACTGCCAGTAAAAGAACTCTTCATCCAAGGGGAAGTAAGATTTGCATTCGATGCATAACTTCTCCTTTCCTAAGTCCGTATAGATGAATCTAGGTAGTTTTTCTTTCATACTTCCACCTGAAAGAAACCTCGCTCTCTTGCCTTAAAGAAGCACTGCATCATCACGTCTACGTCATACGATGCAGCGTGTGCTGCTGATGCGTCATATTCAACGCCTAACGAAAAACACAAATCTGCTAACTTTGGGTATTTGCCATCAAACGTTGCCCAACGGCCATATTCCATCGTGCAGAAAGAAGAAACTTTCTTAGGCGTCATGCCTGCACGTTTCAGTTCAGTTGCGATAAAAGGGCCATCAAATGCAAAGTTATGAGCCACTAACAAAGAGGCGTGATTTACGATTGAGGCAACTTCTTCTGCTATATCTACAAATTTTGGGCAACCGATAAGGTCTGAATAGGAAATGCCATGCACCGCTTGAGCTTTTGGATCAATGTTTCGTTCAGGATCAATTCGCTGTACGAATTCCTCTAGCTTTGCGCCGTCCAAGTCATATTTAATGAGAGCGATTTCAATAATCTTGTCGCCATTTTCTACTTCTAGCCCTGTCGTTTCAGTATCGACTCCAAGAATATATGGAATCATAGCTAACACTCCGAAATATAAGCAGTTATTTAACTTTCGTTTTGAAATATAGCATTGATAAATAAGGATATTGCAGGGATATAAATATATATCCCTGTAATATATTATAGTAAGCTCTTACTAATAATCTTGATTCTTAAAAATTCATTTAATGCGGTCTAAATACTTACCATAGGTAATATGATTGCATTTAGAGCATTTCCATTCACTGCGGGCATAACCCATGTTGATAATTTCATCGCCATGAATGGCATTATTCCTGTCTCTCCCCAATTCGTGTTTCGATGGCTGTAGCAGGACGAATCATTTCTAAAATGCATCTGCGGCTACCTTTGGCAAAATAAGCGTAACCATCTTCAATAAGTTCAATGGTTTCGGTGCGATCAGGCATAAAGTCATCCACATAGACAACCGTCTGACCTACGTAGAAGGAAGTGCCAGTAATATTTGAATAATCCCTATCTAATGCAGGAGCTTGGTTAGAACGCGCATTCTGGTTTTCTTGGATGGCATTAAACGTTTCTTTGCAAAAATCGGCTTCTGTGTGGGTAATTGCGCAAACAAAAGTCATTGAAATAGCGAAAAGGGCGATAACCCAGTTAAATAAGGTGCTATTAAAAAGAAACGTCAGGATTGCAGCGATAATGCATACAAAAAAAGCATAGAAGGAGTTATCAACGCCATGATGCGGTTTTCGCTCTTTCTTTGGTTTTTGAGTGAGTTTAATTACTGTCCAGATTGCAACGATAAAACCAAGTCCTAACATTGCTCCGGTCAGGAATTTATCGAATAGCATTAGCCAATGAATTTTTAATGGAAAAATAAAACAACTATTCATCGCATTATCCCTCTTTAGCTGTTAATACAAAATCTTTCGTTCCAATAATATTTTCTAAATCATCAACTGATTCTTTGAACCATTTGATAGCTTGCTCAATAATTCCGCCTTCTTCACTAGAAATCATTGCAAAACCAAAAGCTTTCGTCATGAGAAAAACCTCATTTACACTTTACTTACAAATAGATAGTAATGATTTTCTTTTGGAACAAAACTGTTCGTGAAATTTATCCAGTAAATGAAAGCCACCCGAAGGTGGCTCTCTCTGAGTAGGGCAACTCAATTAATTATAAGCACAATAATAAAGTAAGTGCTTACTAATAATCTAGCCCCAAATAAAAATTATTGCGGGAGACTTGAAGGGGTGAAGTATGCATTAAAACCACTTTCCGAACTGTTCCAGTTAAAGACACGATCATTATCCATATTTCGTAACATTGAACGGGCCAATGCGTCTGAACATACGGCAACTCGACGTTTTAAATTGGTCACATTTCTTGGGATATAAAACATCGGTACTTCGTTTACTCGTTCATCATTAATCAGACCAAAAATAAGCGAATTTAGATGTTCAATAAACCCTAAAGCGGCGGGTGCAGATTTTTCATCCTCTTTAAGTTCAATGCCCGGCTGAACCAGCAAGATGCCGATACAGTGATCTCGTGCTACCTGCGCACAGCGGTCGATATAGCGCATAAGACGCTTAGACTGTTCCTCAGTAATATCAGGTCCAGCATGTATCAACGCATATGCCATAAGATCAATAGGGGAGCGATCCGCTACTGCATCGATGTGGTAATTGGCTTCATAAATGTCATTCAGGCGCTCAATGAGGTGTTCCTGAACTTTGATTCGCTCATCAAAGCTATAGCTCTGATTAGCTGAATTAAAGCCAATTTCCTTTTGCAATCTAGTAATCGACATAGGGATAAATTTTGCCCCTGAAACTCTGGCAAATTCTTGAGCCAAAGTAGTCTTGCCGGTTCTATGACTGCCACATAATGCAAAAATCATGCTTCCACCTTATCCGCACGAGCTTGGGCTTGCTCATTTGAATAAGTGCCTTTGCTATAGCGCTTACCCAATTTTGCCATATTCGCCGCAATCGTTTCCTCACGGCTTACCCCGATGATTTGGCGAATACGTTCCATGTAAAACTCTAAATCACCAAGTTCTTCAATCACGTTTTCACGATCTAGCGGTTTGCCGTAAATTGCATGTTTCTTGATTGCGTCAAGAAGTTCACCAGATTCACCTGAAACACCGACACCCATGTGAAGTAAATCGGCTTGCTCTGGTGTCATATCATTCAGGATGTTCTGACCTTTTTTCACCAAAGCCGTGACCATTTCGCTAAAAATGATTTGATCAGCCAACTTTGTTCTCCAAGTTAGTTACACGCGAATTCAAGCTATTGATTGAATTGCCTTGAGTGACATTCACTCCTTCTGCATTATTCATGCGGCTTGTCAAAGTTGAAATTGAGGTGCTTTGACTAGCGTTAGTGTTTTCAACATTTGTAACGCGATTAGCAAGAGTATTAACGGAAGCAACATCAGCCTTTTGAGTCAATTGGCTCTTAAGGTTGTTAATTTCCATTTCGATCTGTTCGTTAGTCATAGTCATGTGCTATCTCCTGTTAATGACCTAAACGGTTTAGACTTTTATTTTCTTTTTGACCTCAAGGCCTTCATTACCTGCGGCTTGATAAGCTGCGGTCAAATGCTCAATTGCGGCATCAATGTGGCGATTAAATTCAGGATTGATGCGCTCTAGGTAATACTGATGCCTAGTCAAGTGGTCATTCACCATGCTTAAAAGGACATAAGATGTATGTAATGCCTCATGTCTGAACCACTTAGGATTTACCTTCGTTTTACTCATTACCCGTTCATCTCCTGAAAGACTTCCGTTAATGCTTTTCGTGTTTTGATAGCGCGCGCAATTTCGACATTGTTATCTTCAATGCGAGTTGTAGCGGATCGAATTAATTCATTTTGAACATCGTTGTCCTCTAGCAGGCGCTCTTCTAAATCGAAAAGCTCACTCAGCTTTTGCTCAAGATCAGCCGTGATATGGCGAACTGTTTTAGGCTTGACTTGGCCCATGCCAACTTTTTCTTCAAGATGTTCGGTAGCTTTACTTTGTCCGATTCCAAAAATATTCATGACTTACTCCTTGTTTTTCGATAAGAAGATTTCTGCTTCAATGAATTTGCGATGTTGTAACCAGCCTTTTAGATTCCCGTGCATTGTTGGGTTGGCATACTTTTCCGTGCGGTGATCAAAGCTGTCAGGTGTTGCTTGGTGCTCAAAAGGTGAAGCATGCAAAGGTTCAGCTCCGACCAAGCGTTCGCAAAGTTTTAAATCTTCACCAACATTTGATTTATTGCCGTAATGGTTCAAGAAAGAGACGCGGCAACAACGGGCACCAGATACCTTTTTAATACCTCGATTTTGTGCTGCTTCCGTTCCTCGTCTGTGATATATGGCAAGTGCCATTCACCAAATTTGAGCTTTTTAGGTGTTGAAGTACGCATTGCTTTTTCAATGAGATAAGCAACAGCGAAGATTTCGAACTGTGCGTCCTCATGGATACGGAGATCGAAAAAGTTATCCATTTCCGTAGAGCTAAGAACCACATGCATAAATTGCCAAGGCATCAATAAGCGGTTGGCCGTTTGCTTGTGCAGTCCTAATTTCATTAAGGACCATACAACACCGCACATCAGGCGACCTGACCATTTCCATGCAAATCGGCACAAGCGAATCTTGCGTTTTGAAAACTGTTCATTCGCTTGCATGCCAGCCTTGTTTTTGCCCCAAAAGATTGGATATGCCGGATTGTTCCAGACTTGCTGAATGATCTTTGAAATAGGAATGGCGCGGTTAGATGCTGCATTACGGCTGAATACACGATGAGTCATCATTTCGGCATGTATTGGTAACCAATACATAAGCTCAAAGGTAACTAGGCGATCGCCGTATTCATTGATGCTGTCTGCCAAGATTTTTACTTTGATTTGACCTTCCTCGATTGCTTTATCAATGAGGTGTACGAGGTCGAAATTAGTAATTTGCAATTTAGTTCCTCCTTACCAAACCAAAGCACCGCCAACTTTGTAGTCAGTGACGCGGGTTTCGAAGAAGTTCTTTTCTGACGTATTAGGTTTAGAGAACTGCTCAACCCAAGGGAATGGATTTTTTACGCCTGGATATGGCACAAACGGCGCTTGAATTTGTTCAGCACGGAGGTTTGCAAGATGCTTGATGTAATCCTCAATAGCTTTAGGGTTTGTCACGCCTTTAGTAATGTATTTCCCCCAACTGATTTCCATTTCTGATGAAGTCAGGAACACTTCAAGAGCTTTATTCCAGAAGGATTGGGTAAAGACGTCTTTATTTTCGTGACGAAGGGTGTCTAGCATATGTGCGAACAAATCTAGGTGCGTTCCTTCTTCATCACGTTGGATATAGCGAATCATGTCGGCTGAACCTAACATTTCACCCTTATCGGCAAGCAGATAGAACGAAAGGAAACCAGAGAAGAAATAAACACCTTCAAGCAAGACGTTTGATACACATGAAAGGGCAAAACCTTCAGCCGAGAATTTTTCACCGAGTAATCGCGACTGTTTGAGAATGAACTGGTTTTTTGAGCCAATAACCCATCACGTTCAAATGTCATGTACACGCTCATTGGATCAAGACTGACTGTCTCAATGATTGTGGCGTATGATTTGACGTGTAGCGCCTCTTCCCATGCTTGGCGCGACAAACACATGGCAACTTCCGGAGAGGTAACGTGTTTTGCAATATTCTGGTTGATGTTGTTGAATTGAATGCCGTCTAGGTTTGACAAAAAGGCTAATGCTTTATCAAACATGAAACGATCTGCGGCATTTAAGCGGTTATAACTGGCAACATCATCTGCCATATTTACGACATGCGGAAACCACGTATTATTTTCCATGCGGTCGAGAATGCCTTTTGCCCATGTATGCTTCATCGGGCTAATTGCCATTAGGTCATCCTTGGGACCTAAAATTAGACGTCGGTCATTAATACGATTTGCGTAAGTCATAATTTCTTTAATACTCACAAATAAAATAGGGATGAACTTTTCATCCCTATAATTATAGTAAGCGCTTACTAATATTTGCGCCTAAATTAAAAAAGTTTTACTGGCAGCTTTCGCAGTCAGGATCGAGAATTGAACACATCTTTGGTGCGCTTTCAGTTGGTTCTGAAAGTTTGCCTAAAGCTGCGTTAGCTAATTCCGCAATAACTTTGGTTCGCATTGAAGCGCTCTTCTCTGCATCAGATTGATTGCGTAAGTAGTAAGTGGTTTTCAAGCCAAGTTTTTTAGCTGTTGTATACCACAAATCTAAATCACGACCAGTTGTACCTTGTTTTGCAAAGAGGTTTGTTGATTGAGATTGGTCGATCCACTTCTGACGTACTGCCGCAGCTTTAATGATATAAAGTTGGTCTGTGTAATACGCCTCTTTGAGCAGATGGTATCTATCTCCAACATGCTTGATGGCAGGATCGACGACTTGGTAAGTACCACCTAGGTTAGACTTGAAGTATTCAAGCAAGAACGGCGGTTCTGTGCATTGAGTTGTTCCTGCAATATTCGAAATCGTTGCAGTCGGCGCAATCGCCATAACGTTCGAGTTACGCATCCCTTTTTTGACTTTTTCACGTAAAGCCTCCCAGTCGAATCGACGAGGTTGATCAAAGAATGGTTTGCCGTCTTCCATCAATTTGGCGTTATCGATTGGCAAGATACCTTTAGACCAGTTAGAACCTTCAAATGATGGATATGAACCGCGTTCTTGAGCCAAGTCTGCTGAAGCCTCGATAGCAAAGTAAGAAATTGCCTCAAACAATGCGTCAGCTTGCTTTAAGTGTTCTTCGCTTTCGAAATCCACACCTTGTTTTACCAGCCATTCGTAATAACCCATCACACCCAAGCCGATAGGGCGGTGTTTGAAGTTAGAGTTGGATGCGCGGTCGCTAGGGTAGTAATTCACGTCAATTACAGAATCCAAATTACGAATAGCCAAGCGGATAACTTCACGTAATCTTTCTAAAGGATTTGGAGCTGACATTACTTGTGAAAGGTTAATAGAACCTAAATTGCATACCGCTGTTTCGTCTTTAGATGTATTTAACGTAATTTCAGTACACAAGTTACTGTGATGAATAACGCCTGCATGTTGTTGAGGATTACGGCGGTTACATTCATCTTTGTAAGTGATCCAAGGATGACCTGTTTCAAATAAATTGGTCAACAAATGTCGCCATACCTGAATAGCCGGAAGTTGGAAATCATCTTCACCAGCGGCTTCTAGTTCTTCATAGCGTTTAACGAAATCTTCGCCGTAAAGTTCATGCAATTCAGGGAAGCGTTTAGGCGAGAAGAAAGACCACATGGCATTTGGATCTTCTTTGCGTTCGATCAAGAGATCAGGAACCCAAGCGGCAGGGAATACGTCATGAGCACGGCGGCGGTCGTCACCAGATTCTCTTTTAAGCTCACAAAACGCCATAAAGTCTGGATGCCAAGCTTCTAAGTATGGGGCAACCGAACCCTTACGTTTACCGCCTTGGTTTACGGCAACTGCGGTATTGTTCTGGACCTTGATATATGGAACTACACCACTTGAAATACCGTTAGTTCCAAAAATTAATTCATTTTCACCGCGTACTGGCGTCCAGTCTGTACCAATACCGCCCGCAAACTTAGAAAGTAACGCCGTTTCTTCAATTGCTCCAAAAATAGAAGCAAAGCGGTTATCACCTTCATCAGCAGCAATGGTGTCTGAGACTTGGTTCAGGTAACAGCTTGATAACTGAGGATGTAACGTACCAGCATTAAATAGGGTTGGGGTAGAGGAGACGTATTCTAATTTCGAATAAAGCTCATAATAAGCCAGCGCTACAGAAGTACGGATTTCAGGTTTTTCTTTTAAGGCAACACCCATTGCTACACGCATCCAGAAATGCTGTGGCAATTCGATAATATTACCCGACATATTGCCTGTTTCTTTCTCTAGGCGAATATCGCGATTGGCACGAATAAAGTAACGGTCGGCTAATGTATCAAGCCCTAAGTAGTGGAATGATAAATCCCGCTCAGGCTTGATAGCGGCATTAATGCGCTCAAGGTCATAGTTTAAAAGTTCAGGGTCCAGCAGTTTTAAAGAAACGCCTTTTTCTAAATAATCTTTGATATGAGGATACTGAAAGCCACCACCGCTGACTTTGCCGTCTTCACCGCATACGGTTTTATATAAATCTAACAGCAATAAACGCGCAGACACCAAAGATGCATCAGCTTTGGTTGCAGACACTAACTTAGCAGCGCCTTTAATTAATGCCTGTTGAATGTCACTGGTTTTGATACCGTCATAAATTAGTAAAATTGCCTTATCAATCACTTCTTGCGATTCGACCGACGTTCCATCTACAGCCCAGTTGACTGCTTTTTCAATTTTTGATGGTGAAAAAGGTTCTGTCGCGCCATTTCGCTTGGTTACGTTCATATCGTTTCCTTAGTTAGTGAATTACCACTCAACGATGCCGTTTAGTGGGGTTTTGGGTTTAGAAGATTTCTCTTCTTTTGGTTCTAAATTCGTGTCTTGCTTTGCTTGTGGTTTTTTCGCAATGTCTGAGTGATCAGTGTATTCATTTGCATAAAACTTATTGATTACACGCTTCTTCATTGCGTCAGCCACCTTGTTGATCTCTGCTTCTATCCTCGCTTTCTCTGCGGCTTTTCTGATAGTTAGCAAAATATCTTCGCGCGATGAGTCTTTGAATTGTTCACGCTGTATTTCGGTATTAATTCGGCGAGCATGTTCAGCAACCTTGTTCCAGTTTATGCCCTGCATTGCTTCCTTCGTAGCTCTCGCCATCCCCTCTAAACTAGAAAAATCTTTGCTCATGTGAACCTCGAAAGATCATAAGCGCTTACTCATGCAATTATAGTAAGCGCTTACTGATAATTAAATGCAAAATTTAAATTTTTTCTGCACGAGTAGCTAAAAATGCATTCCGCATCATGCCAGCAGAAAATCTAAATTCATCGGTATTAATGCCAGCCTTGATCGCAAATGTCGCGTCAGCCAAATGCTCATTACTTTCTTTCAATACCATTTCCCCATTTCGCTTGTGCATTAGCCACTTGGCTTCTGGATGTTCTGTAAAGGCAGCTTCAATCATTTCGTGCTTGGTGGCTGTTTTAATGCCCGTACCGGCGAGTTTTACTTCAAACGGGGTTAATTGAATCATCGGCACTGGACAAGCTGACAAAATACCGATGCAAATTCCATAAGAAGACATGGCTCTTGCGGTTTGTGATCCAGTTGGTATCTCTACGAAAGCAAATGTCACCTTATGTTTGTTGATCATATGCATCATGCCGTCATGCAGGATTTTGGCACGTCTTAGATCATCCGAGTTCTTACGTACAGTCTTTTTGGTTTCCTTGCTGCTTTCGGTTTGGGCCAACATCATGTCCTTAATTTCGAAAGGATAGTCATCGTTTGAAATGTCGATTTCAGCAACGACTAATCCGAAGTTTCTTAAAGATGGATCGATTCCGATGGCTTTAATTTTCATACAAACTCCCAAGTCTGATATGTTCCGACGTTTTCGAATAAATTAATTAAATAAATAATTAAAATATTCTCGGTTAAAGATATTTATATATTCGTTAGTGACGGAATTACCCATGTCACCCAAGTTGCGGCTTACCATGATTCAATACCACGGTTTGCATACGCTCTTTTAAATTCCTCTCTGCGTTTTATCTCGGCGTATTTGTCCATGATCAGGTTAATTGACACGATGGCATTGACGAGATCATTGGAGTCCGTATCAATCTTCCGCAGAATTAGTTCCTGGTAATCTTCCGAATCTAGGATGTAATCATCTTCGGTTTCTCGATAGGAAAAGAACCGGACTAGGAATTCCAAGACTGCACGCTGAACGTTGGCTGAATTATTTGATTGTGTTTGCGGTAGCGGGTCTAAAAAATGATGGGTAATGTTCCTATCCGTTAAATCGAGTTGCACGGTAGCTGTTGGCGCATATACATTTGGTTCAGCTAAAAATCTGATGATTAACGCATTGTTGTCGGCATTGACTCGTAAATCCCACAACAGCATATTTTCCCCGCCTATTGCCGTCATGGGCACATGATCTTTGAAATAGGCGCTGTGCGAATTAAGGACACGCTCACCGTCAAAGATCATCGGTCGAGGAACTGAAAAAATCAGGTTATATGGATCCGTCTCTGCTGATAGGGCATCAGAAATGTAATGCATGAAATTACTGTGTCTGTTGCCCGTAGAGTCGATTTCGCGTGTAATTTTTACCTTGTCATAAATCTCTTTGATGTAGTGTTCGGCTTGTTCAGCAAACTCGTTGAGGACGACAAAAATCTCGCCTTCCATTTCCTCCTTCAGCAAAGCGTCTTGTCTGATTTCTTCTTCGATGGAATCTTCCAGCATTTGCAAATCTTCATCTGAAAATTCACTCTCAAGCATTTGCTCGAATGCATCTAATTGCTCATCTTTTTGCGTCATGTTGCGCCTCTTGAATTAAATGACTCAAATGTACGTTTGACTATGAAAAGGCGCTAAAAACTACGTATTTGTAGCTTCTAGCGCTTTATGCCTTATGCTGCCTTGAGGTTGTCTCCTGAAACCGTTGAAGTACCTTCTTTCTTGGTCACTTCGATGACCAAATCTACCCAGTCCTTTAACCCGCTCTGATGAGAAATGATCAGCACTGTTCCGCGCTCACGAGCCTTTCTGTCCAGCACGACCATAAGTCGTTCTAATCCACTTTCATCGAGCGCATAATCAATTTCATCGGCAATCCATAGATTGATTGGCTTGGTTGCGCGGCTCATCACTAAATCTTGAAGGGCAAGAGCTGTAGCCAGACGAACCTTACGTTTTTCTCCGCCTGATAATTTCTTGAATGAAGAACCGCCTGAATCATTTGCAACCGTGATGCTGAATTTCTCCTTCAGCTCACCTTTGGCCGTAGCAGATAGCGTTGACCAAGTTGCATGAATGTTGCTGTCAGACAATGCGCCCAAGTATTCGGATGTGCGGCTATTCAGGAATGGAGTGACGGTATCGAGAATGTGAGCGCGTACACCAGCAGGACCGAAAATATTCACCGCCATATTTGCAAGCTCAACTTTCTCAAGTGCTGAATCTGCGGCTTTCTGCTTGTCTTCTCTGGCTTTAAGGTATTTAACCTTTTTGTCATTCAAGTCTTTTAACTGAGCGACAAATGGACTGACTTCATTAAGCTTCTCGCGAGATTCCGCCTTGATTCGCGCCACAGCCTCTTCTGCGATTTTCTTGCGTTCTTTCGCTAATGACTGGGCTTGTGCATCCTGTTTTAGTTTTTCCAGTTTCGCTTGAAGAGTCGGTAACTGCTTTAACTGATCCTCAAGCTCTGAAATCTCAGCCTCAAGATTTTTCCTTTGTTCATCAATCTCCCTAGCTTTCAGGATGATTTCATTGTTTTGCTTAATTTTGCTTTTAAGGACTGTTTCGCGGGCCTGAATGGCGTCATGCAAATCTTCTGCACAATATTGCTTGCCACATTCATTGCACGGCGTTCCCACTAGTGATTGAGAGTTAGCAATTTCAGCTTTTAACTTTTCGATGTTCTGTTTTTCGACTTTGGCCAAATGGACTCGTGCATTGAAGTCCACGTAAATTTTACGAAGCTCAAGGCTTTTGGCCGTGTGCTGTTTCTGGATTTCCTTTAACTGTTCAATTTGCTCATTGATTTGTTCAATTTCTTTGGCAGGGGATTCTAGGTCGAGCTGAGCCTCACATTCACGAATGGTCGCAAGATGCGGTAAGCAAAGTTTAAGATGCTCTTTAGCTCGGTCTTTTTTGGTAATTTCAAAATCTAAAGACTGTTTCTCGACCGTAAGCAAAGATGCCTCAACATTGGCAATGTGAGCGTCAATCAAACTAACCTTATGTAGGGCTTCGCTATGCTCAAGCTTGGCTTCATTCAAGTTTTTTCGAGCAATGGCATGAGCTGCTTCTAGCACTTCAATCCCAGCAGCTTCCTCGATTAACATTTTTAAGGTTTTATCTGTCATCGATGGAAGGTCAGGCATTCGTTCTTGCCCAGCATAGACGGCTGATGTGAATACGTCTGCTGAGCATCCGACAATGGCATTCACGAGAAGCTGAGTCTCCTTGTCGGTCCCTTTGGTAAGGTTGGTTTCAACGCCAGCTTTATCAACGCTTGTGACAATTAATGCATTCTTGAATTTTTTGCTTTTGCGATAACGAGTAATGTTGTAAAGCTTGCCATCATCTTCGATCTGTAAAGATACACAGCAGTCTTTTTTGGCTGTTTCATTTACAACGTCATCCCCTGAAACATCACGCGCCGTCGTACCGTATAACGCCCAGCAGATACCGTCGACCAGTGATGATTTACCAGCGCCATTTGAATTTGCTGATGTATCGTCATCATTCTTGCCTGTAATTAACAATAAACCGCGATCATCAAGCTCCAAACAAGCTTCTGAAAGGGTTAAGAAATTCTGGAAAGTGGCTTTTAGAATTTTCATTATTCAACGACCTCCATGCGTGCCTTTTCTAAGATTGAGAGACATAATTTGGAAAGGTCGTCTGCCTTGCTCCCAATACCCATTTTGCTCACGAAATCATTGATGGACACTTCGAGAGAAGCACCTGCCTTGATCGAACTCACTTCTTCGCGTTCAACTTCTACGATTTTCTTTTGGGACAGAATCACAACGCCTTTTGCATTGTTATCCATGAGAAATTGACGGATTGTTTCAATGTCAGATTGCTTTGCGCTTGAATTGACCGTACAGCGAACGTAGTTACCAGAAGCCTTGAGTGCCATATCGACTTCGCTCATGCTTCCATCAATCTCGACAAATTGCGGAGCATGAGAGCATCGCCAAGTAACCTTTGAATCGTTCACCAGTAGAAAACCGGCATCGGAATTAACATCCGACCAACTGTTGTGCGTAAGCGCCCCAACTGAGTAAACGCCGTTGCCAAAATTCTTATGATGGTGATAGTGACCTGAAAATACGTGTTTAAAACCTTGTTCGCCTAACCATGATGCGCTTAAGCCATGAGAAGGAATCCCGGCAATAACACCGTCTACGGGTGCGTGAATCATTAAGGTCCAATCGCTTACACTTTCCATTGATCGCAATGGTGGAAGAGAAGGGGTTGAGTTGATTTGAAGTTTTACTCTTTCAATTTCACTTTTTAGTTCGTTGACATCTTGGAACCACGGAATCATGGCAACGCGTTCATCTAAAAACAAAGACGTCTCGTTGATAATTTCGCAGCCAATGCCTTCTAAAGCTGTAACAGCCGAACCATTACGGTTGGCTTCGCGAAACTCTAAATCGTGGTTGCCTGCAAGAATGCGAACTTTGATTCCCAGCAGTTGTTGAATTACCTTGTAAGTGGCAATAGTGGGATTCAATACTGAAGGACTAATTGAACCGCGCACATGGAATAAATCTCCAGTGTGATACAGGTGCGTTCCACCCATTGCCTTGACTTCTTCTGCCGCTCGCATCGTTTCATTCAGAATGATTTGAAGACGACTGTTTACATTTTCTGGTGTTGTTTCGCTAAATGCGGACCAGTTGTGGTTATGTGTGTCGGATATGACAGCGTATGGAAAATTGCTCATAAGATACCTTTAATAATAAGCGCTTATTAATAATTACGGACGAACCCCACGCATGATTTTACGAATGCCAGCCACCCAGTTTTTCTCCGCTCTCCAGCATGAAGGGGAGTGTGGTATTGGGTATGAGTAATGTGTATTCGGATCTACTATTACGTTATGGGGACTATTACGCTTTGGTCTTAATGTCCAGCCGTATTGATCTATGAGTTCGTTCGCTAATTTATTAATAACCTTGTTTTTAGACAATTGACGCATAGTAGCTCCAAAGAAGTAGATACTTAAAGATACTGTACGTCAATTGTAGATAAATAAGTAAGGGCTTACTAATAATCAATAGGATTTTTAGCGAATTTTGATTGATTTTGCAATATATTTTGTCGTGTGGGTTGAATTGAAAAGGAAGGCTTCAGTGCGAAGCGTCCGTTGAAATTCCCCTCTAAAGCTAGAAGGAGCGGAATGTTCACCGTACCAGTCTGCGGATCTGGCTATGTAATATAAAAACTTCTTGCCCATCCGATGTGTAACGCCAATATATTTACAGCCTCTGCGCTTTGCTTCCATTAGAGCCATAGAGGGCATTCGCCAAGAACTGTTTTTTATATCCAGCAGTTTCGTCTTCTCACCACGCGCCAAAAGCAAATACATCACGTATTTGCCATCGACGCTGTAAAACGTACCAATTCTTTTGCCATTCACTGTATGCGGTTGACGTTCAATGACCATTACCAAGACCCCAGCACATCCCCATAGAATTTTTGTCGTTCCTGAATACGAAGCTGTTCTTGCAGTTCCTTTTCTTGAGCCAATCTACGTTCAATCTCTAAAGCCATTTTCTTTTCACGATCTTCTTGTTTCTTTTTAGCGTTATATTCATGTAATTCGAGTTTTAAGCGGTCTTTTTTGAATCGAATGTAATATCTCTTTAAGGAGTCGTAATTTGTATAGATGTACAGATCAAGACACATATGCACTTCTTTATGAAATGCATTTACAGCTTGATCTGTAGCTAAACCACATTTAATTCTATTCTTGATTGTATTATCTCGAAAACGTATTAATTCAATGATAGCGGTAGGGTGGTTTTCCTCCAGAATTTGCTCAATGGTTTTATCTTTAAAAAGAGGGTTCTCTTGGTATTTACCCGGAAGGAGTGAATTTAGTTTAAATATATTTTTGGAACTCATTCAATTTTCCTCAAATAAATAACAGTCGCTTTTTTACGTGGTGAGTTGAGGACTTGCGGTCCATACATCTTTTGCATGGTCTTGTATAAACGCTCTGCGCTGCGTCCGTCGTCTTGCCCTAACTCGTTATGATTGTTGTGTGCGTGGAGTAGCATCAGCTCTCCAATTTGACCGACAATCACATCCTCTACACATGCTTTGCTGAATATCAGTTTATCTTTTGATGATTGGATATAAACTTCATCGCCTTTGGCCAACCGTTTGGACCATGAAATACCCAATCTGAAGGTGTTATAAAGTTCGTTATCTAATCCCACAAAAGGTGGTGCGAAATCTAATGCATATTCATGTTTCATGATGGCTAACTGCCTCTATACTTATAGGTTGAACCAAAAGTATAGAGGCGTATTTGTTAGCTGTTAATCAGTTAATTGCGGCAATTACTAACACGCATCGTCACTGTACAAAGCTTCCAATTCATCTTCATTGCTCATCAACGGTGTGACCTCAATGTCATCAGCGCTTGGTGAAATCTTAGGGATTAATGCGCGGAGCTGCTGCAATCCGGTTGGATCTGCTTTCAGTTTGTCGCAAAGCGATTTCAGGTGATATTTCTTACCGTCAGTCCATTCAATGTAAGCGCCCGACTGTTTCAAAATGCCTTTAGCTTTTAAGAACTCAACTAAGTTGTAGTGGCGGTCAAAGAACGCTACGCCATTCTTGTCAAACCACATACGCATAGTGGTTTCTTGGAACGGTTTTGTGAGTTTGGTTTTCACAATTTTGGTTGCAATATCCTGCCCCACAAACTGCTTTTTACCGTTGACCGTTTCCATTAACTTGGTACGGCCAAGAGCAATTCGTACTGATGCGTAATATTCAAAAGAAGAACCACCTGGTGTGCAGTTATGCACCAAGAAACCGTTGTGCGTATTGCCTGCCAAGAAGTTGTGATTATCCTCAACGGTAATGTCATACATTACCGAGCCTTTATTTTTACTTCCCAAGCGCATTTCTGTCACTTCTGCATAATGCACAACTGATTCATCAACAGGAGCGTCTAATTCGAGCGCTACATAGCGTCCGCGATACTCAATCGGTAACTTGTACTGCATACAGTCTGGCACGTACTGAGCGATCAATTCAGCGATCTTGGCAGTACCTTTTACATCAAAGTCAATACGACCCTGACCGTAACGAATATCATAAGTTAAGCCAAATGATTGATACAGCGATTGACCGATTGCGTCTAATTCATCCTCACAGCCACGCAGTCGCTTAAAGGACAGGTTCAGTGTCTTGCTGCTCTCCTTGTAATTACCATCGTCCATCACTGCAATGGCTAATTGCATAGGTGTCCAGCCATCTTTGAACAGTGTGTGAGGACAGCGGCACAAGTCGTAAAACTTCATCAACTCATGGGTGTAACAGGACTCGTAGCGATGCCCTTTATTGCCCTTGCTAATAGTGATTTCGCGCTTGACGAAGTTTAGGTGGCGTGACAGCAGATCAACCTTCCACTGTGCGTATTCAGGGTTTTCATTGTCCTGAATGATCAGTGCGGCTGTCTGACGTTGCGACGACACGCGCGCCATGTGACTGTCAAAACCGATCAACCCCTTTAAGAACTCAAGCGCTGTTCCTGCAAAGGTGCGTTTGGTGCGAGTAATCACATAGTCGCCTACACGAACGTCGCTAAAATTAATCCAACCTTTGTCTTTCACTTGGACTTTGTGATCATTTGTGCCCGATACCGCAACCATGCCATTGCGCGTTTCAGGACATACAGCGCGGATGTGATACCACTCTTTGTCAGTTCCTTTGATTGAGCCATTGTTGTGCCAACCGATGATGCGTTTTGGCTCAAGCTGACCCGATACTTCATTCCAAGACCATACTTCCTTGCTGATTTTGCCATCAACAATTTGCTTCATGGTTGCGGACGTACCATCGACGAATGGCACCTGAACTTCCGCTCTCAGACAGGTTGGATCACCGAACATCACTCCAATTTTCGTACGCTGTTGGTTCAAATATAAGAACGTTGCATTGTACTTTTCAGCCGTCTGAGCAATTACTTTCAATGACGTACTGGAAGCACGAGCCAGAGCGGTGTTATCGCTCATATTGAATGTGTCGATTTCACGCTTTTTGCCCTTATTGTCATAGTAAACAGATTGAGGAATTGCCGATGCAACCGAGTCAAACACGCAAATGATTGGCGCATCGTCTGGAATTGTTGCTGAATTGCGGATCAACTCAACTGCACGCATTGCTAAAACATTGCCTTCTTCCCAAGTTTCAGGCTTTTTATAAATCCAGAATGGACGCTCCGTCTTTAAGCCTAGATTCTTCGCAAGGTTAATATCAAAGGAACGTTCCCAGTCAAAGAACATGGCAATACCGCCAGCTTCTTGGGCGCGAATCATTAAGTCAGTCGCCTCTGCGGTTTTACCTGATGACGGTGGACCATACATTTCAACAATGCGACCATAAGGAATACCGCCGTCATAGCGTCCAGAAATCGCAAAGTTTAACTCTGGATCTCCAGTATCAAGCCAGTTAGTCACTGTTTGCGTTTCTTCGTTGTCGCCAATTAATTTTTCTAAGTCGTCAGCTAATGCAGATAAATTTGGTTCCATAATCATTGTCCGTTATAAAAAGGTTTCATGAAATTCGGTACGTTTTTGAGAATCGAGCCAAAAGCTAACTCGCCGCATAACTCGGTAAAGTCATCCGGATTAATTTCGCCTTTGATGATTTCGAGGTGTTCTTTTTGAAGAGGGGCAGGACGTAGCAATTGCATAAGTTCTAGGTTTCTCAAGAACAGTCTGCGCCCTTGACCTACATATGCATCCATGTGTGCTTTCAGCGCTTTATTTCGCGCCTTTTCGTTTTGCTCATCCGTTAGTGAGCTGTCTTCCACATAGATGAATTGGCTTTCCCATTCCTCTTTTGTGTATGAGGAATTGCCTGCATAAAGTGATCGCAAAGCTTTTGAAGGTGGCTTTAATCCAGCGTCGCATAGTTTCCAGAACTCATTTACTGAACCGTATTCAGCAAGAATCTTGATTGCGGTCGCTTCGCCAATTCCCCCAACACCGCTGATGCAGTCCGAAGAATCGCCTTGTAATGCTTTGCCTTGAAGAAATGCCACAGGTGATTTGAAGCCAGTTTTCTCGTAAAAATTAGCCCAATGAATGAAACGGCTTTCATCACGAGGGTCACGCCACGAAACGTTTGGCTTAACTAGCTGTAACCAGTCACGGTCACCAGTAATCAATAAAATACGATTGTTGGGATCGCTTGCGAAACGTTGCACAAGAATGCCAGCAAGATCATCTGCTTCATGTATCGCGCTAGTCATTTGCTTAATGCCCAACGCTTTTAAAGCACGTTTGATAAAAGGGCACTGCGCTTTGTAAGCGTCATGCTCTTGTTGCATTCTTGGATCAGATTTGCGATTGCTCTTGTATGAAGGTTCACGCTCAAAACGCCATTCAGCACGACCGTCCCATAAAACAACCATGCCTGCATGCGGATAGCGTTGTCTTAACTCGCGCATTGTCTTGATAAAGCTAAACACCGCCTGAGTCTGCATTGAGCCTGAATAGAGCTTGATAGCGTGCTGTGCTGCGTAACCGATTGAATTGGCGTCAACGAGAATAATTAGATTTTCCACGTTAATCTCCCCAAAAAGAAAGCCGCAGCTATAGCGGCTTTCTTTCAAGTCATTGATTAGGATTAGCTTGCTTCTTGGTGCGCATCATCTAAGAGCGCTTCCAATTCATCACCCAAATCAATTTCAGTTACATCCAAAGATGAGGTGGTGACATCTTTGTATGAAACATCTGTCACATCACTAGCCAAGGCTGATGATGTGCCAATGGTTCGTTCAGCAGGGACGTGTGTCGGCTCTGCAGGGGCATAAAGTCCAGCAGCGCGTCTAATTGCACCCAACGCAAGGCGTTTTCTCTCTTCGTTTGCTTGTTTGACATAATCGTCAAGGTCAATCATACGTTTGAAAACTTCTGGATCAACGTGAACCTTTTTGGAACCCGGTAATACGTTGTATTTCGTATTAAGACCTGTACCTTCACGGTTGATGGTAACAACTTGATGATCCACAAAAATTGCTTCACCCCAATCGTCCATCATGTCCAGAATTGAGCTAAGCGTTAATTTGCCGACTTGAAGAGCTTTAGGCTGACCGTCATGCTTGCCTGAATCATCAACTTCAAGAACATTGAGACAAATACACAGTTGATGCTTTCGCGTCTTCCAATGTTTTGATCTGTTCGTCAGTTGCATTGGCACCAATTAAACGACCTGCTTCTGCAATGGCATCGCAGATAGGACAGTCTTCATCAAAAGTTTTAGACATACATACATGAACGGTCGTTTCTGGCTTTCCGTCCGTGACTTTTGAATAATCCTTAATGAAGTGCTGTGAGAAGGGTTTGTAGAACTCTTCGTTACGTTCTTGGTTCCAATCTCCCAGTAAAACGTAATTGTTTTTACCCGGCTTTGGTTTGATGGTAGATTCACGGCTTTTGAGGGCGTCTTTGTTCTTCTTTGCGTTTGCTAAAAGTTTTGCTACGTTCATTGCTTAATGTCCTACTGTCAAAAGGTTTAAATGCTCAATTGCTAGAAGTTCATGCTTTGCACTCAAAACGCCTAATTACATAGAACTAGAAAAATTTTGAGTGCATTACATTATAGTAAGCGCTTACTAATAATTTCAGGAATTAAGAAAGATTTCGATTTTTTTTCATGGCATGTTGAGCGGCTTCTCTACCTTGGCTAAAGGTCTGGATATGTTGTTCCTGATATTCATTCATGCGGAGCTGGCCCTGACGTTCCTGACGGCTATAGGCACCCCGTTGAATCAGCATGTCGTTACGGTCGCGTAACGCATAGACGAATCCTTTATGAATGTCGGCATACATTTCTGCTTCGATATACAGCTCCTTGGCTTTAATCCAGCGGGAATCTTTACGGACGGCGTTTTCTACCGCCTTTTCGGTGACCTTCTCACCGTTAGCCAAGAAGTGTTTGCGATAAGCCTCATAGAGCAGGGCTTCAAGACTTTCAAACTTCAACTTGACCTTTGCTGCCTGCGCTACAGCACGCGCTGCACGCTCATTCTGATACGCCGCAAGCGATGCTTGAGTTCTCATTGCTACATCAAGCGTGGCGTCTGTAAATTGAATGTCCCTGTTGAATGCTTCTACATCAGGGGCATATTTCAATGAGACGAAGCGCTCAATTTCTTTTTCAGATTTAACCTGTTTATCAGACTGTTTAGGCTCAAAGTTCGGAATGTCCTTCGATTGAAGTTCCACATCATTTGGCAGCTCTTCGCATACTGTGTCCACCGATTCTTCGACCGGCGGGAGGATAGGGCGTTCTTCCGGTTGTGGCATTGGGGTTTGCTCTGCTTCCACTTCCTTCAGCATGTCCTCAACTGATACTGAATCATTAACGATTTCGTGCGGTGTGGCTTCTGGCACTTTAGGCTCAAACGCTTCTTGCAGATCTAGTTCCTGTTCTGCATCAAGCTGTGCCTCTCGCTGCTGTTGATTGATCTGCTCCTGAATCTCTTCGGGTGTTACCTGCGCGGCCCCCTCAATGGATGCTTCAAGTTCAGCGGCAAGCAATTCTTCGTCTTCCAGCAGCTCTTCATCCAATTGAATATCGTCCGCGCTTACAGTTTCAGTCTTAGCCTTTTTCTTTTGCTCTTCCTCTTCAATCAAAAGGTTTTGTTCGTCCAGTTCTGCAAACAACTCGTTTAGCGTTTCGTCGTCGAAGTTATCAACAGTTTCAATTTTTGACATGTTTAATTACTCTCTTAAAAAGTTTATTTAGCGTAATAAGTTGCATTTGGATGTAAACGCAGAGCATAAACATCCAACTGATTAAGAAATTAAGAAATAATGTCAGCAACCTCCTTGAATGCTTTTACAAGTCCTTCCAGCTTTGTAGGGTCAAAATGGCATTGCTGTGGGTTAAGTCCGCAAACAATGGTTGCGTCTAATTTAGGGTTGTAGAAAGTCATGCCTACGAGATCGCTAGGGGATACCTTAACGTCAGGTAATAAGTAGCGAATTGACTGACTTCCAAGGGCAACAATGACTGGCGGTTTAAGAAGCTCGATTTCTTTGGCCAAATGAGGACTACAGCCATTGATTTGACCTGTCGTTAAGAACTTGTCTTGTTTTTTGGCTTTGACGAGCGTTGTGTAATAACCGTCCGCTACTGCTAATTCATTATCTTTAATTGCAGCTTTCACATATTGGGCCGTCTCGCCTTCAAGAAGTTTTCCTTTCTTTTCCTCTTCCCAAGTTGGGCAGTCAGCCACGACCATAAATCGCATCTTTTTACCCAAACGAATATCTGGATGAACCTGTCCAGCAAGGTCGCAACCGTTACATTGCTTGCAATCGCGCATATGCTCGACCAACGAAGCTCGCAGGAATGGCTCTGAGGTATCTGTGTATCTATCTGCTTTTACAGAATCAATAATTAATCCTGGTAATAGCCTCATTTGATCCTTTCGTCGTGAGAGGTCTTTCGCTGAAGGCTCACTAGGTTCAATGCTTGCAAACGCCCCAATTGCTCTGAGATTTTCAACGATTGTTTTATTCACTTTCGAGTTTGGTTGAGATGCTGCTTTCTCGAACTCGTCAAAGCTATCAAAACGTTTTTTTGGTGGAACTGAACCATCAGGACCATAGATCGGTGTGGTTTCACCTGTCTTTCTCGACTTCTTGTAGCGAACGACTTTCCAAGCCCGATTCTTCTCTCTCAATTTCACAATCGCTTTGGCAATCGTTTCTGAAATACCTTTGACTGCATTGAAAGGCGCCAAGATTTCAGTATTGGATTTAATCTTATAACGATCGGCTGAATAATTAATATCAGGAGGAAGAATCTCAATGCCGCATTCACGCGCATCTTTCACAAGTCCAGTGAGCTTATCTTCTGTATCAACCACGCTGAGACTTGCGGCAAAGTATTCAGCAGGGTAATGAACGCGAATATATGCGCACCAAACCGAAATGATTGAATACTCGACCGAGTGAGACTTGTTAAATTGGTAGTTGGCGTTTGCTTCTGTTTGTTCCCAAATACGCTCGGCAACTGATTCTTCTAAACCATCATTCAAAATATTTAATGATTTAATTTTCATTGGTTAGCGCCTCGATCTTTGAAAATTCTTTCTTGGATTGGTCCACCAACCCATTGCCAGTTCTTACCCAAAACAATGTGACTGACGGCATTGTTAGAAATGCCATATTCTTCCGCGAGCGCCCTAAGTCTGAAACTTCATACAAGCCTTCGTAGTTCTTAATTGCTTTCCAGTTTTCCATTTAAACAACCTGTTTTTAATTCAATTTGATTAATATAAGTCATTGATTTTATGAATAAAAAGATGAAATTTCGGCGCTTTCAGCGAATGCTTCTTCTACCGTTCTCATCACGCCATCAGTGCATTTGAACTTCTCCATTCGATGCTACTTTTTAACTTTGTGCCATCTTCAAGTTCAACCTCTACAAACCCCGCTTTAGCACCATCAATAAACTTCGGTTTCAATTCAGCCATTTTCTTAAGGTCTTTTTTACCAATCGCTTTTCTGAGGTGATCTGATTCAGCCATTGAGAACCCTGCCAACTTACGAGCAAGCGCCATCGTTTGCTCTTGATACACAACAACGCCATAAGTGTCAGACAGAACAGGTTCAAGGACTTCATGTGCGTAGGTGACTTCTTTTAATCCTTTTCGTAAGTCCACATAGTCATCCAACATGCCTGAATCCATAGGGCCCGGTCTATACAAAGCGGTAACAGCACAAATGTCATCAAAGGTTACAGCGCCACCGTTTGAGATATTCTTCAATAGTTGTTGCATGCCGCTACTTTCTAGCTGAAACACACCTACAGTTTCACCGCGACCCAAAGCTTGCATGGTTTTTTCATCATCAAGTGGAATCTTTAATAGATCCAATTCAATACCATGTCGCTCTTTTACATAGTCACATGCAATGTTTAATACATCTAAGGTGGCAAGACCGAGCAAGTCCATCTTGATCAATCCCCAATCCTCAACTACACGCTTGTCCCAATTGACGACTGGTGACTTTCCTCTAGTCTCGAGTACGGCTCGATTAACGATAGGTTCGCCTGCAACAACAATACCTGCCGCATGTTGGCCAAACGATTTCATTGTGCCTGCAAGCTTAGTTGCATGCTTCCAGATAACAGGATGTTCATTGCGGAACTTGTCTAGCTCAGGCACAGCGTCCGCAGAAGTATTCAGGTCAAGTGACGTTCCATGTTCTTTAAGCACAAGCTTGGTCGCACTTAATTGCGTGTTGTTCAAGCCGCTGATACGACCTGTATCACGTAGGGCTGAGGCTGAAGCTAGTGTTGAATAGTTCGAGATACCAGCGACATAATCTTCACCATATTTTTCAACAAGGTAATCAATCACCTTGTAGCGACCGCTTGAAGCGAAGTCCAGATCGGCATCAGGCAAGTCAAGACGTTCAGGATTGATGAAACGTTCGAAGATCAATCCAAAACGTATAGGATCAACATCCGTGATCCCAAGCAGATAAGCGACTAATGAACCGCCTACAGAACCTCGCCCAGGGCCTACAATCACGCCGTTATTTTTAGACCACATCACCAAGTCTTCAACGAGCAAGAAGTAGGACTCAAAGCCCATCTTTTTTAATATTGAAAGCTCATAGCCTAAGCGAGATTTATATACTGTATCTAATTCAGCTTTCGTTGGCTTATATCCAAGAATCTCTTTAGAAAAGCGTTTCTTCCAGCCTTCCAAACATTTCGCGCATAGCGTTTTAAATTCGTCTGTGCTTAGCTTAGGTAGGGAAACTGGCTGCTTTTCAAAAATATATTGGCATTTGTCCACCAGCTCAGAAATATTCTTTAGACCTTCTTTCCAAGCTTCCGCTGAATTGACGCGCTCATATTTGGCCATACGCTGAATAGCAGCTTTTGTATGGTCTAAAATGAATTTTGGCTCTTTAAAACCAAAATCTTTTACGTATTGAATAGGACGATAGTGCAGATCAAGTTGGGTATTGGTTGCGATAGCACTCAATACATCCAAAGTGTCCGCATCTTCATTCTCAAGATAGTTAAAAGGATAAGTGACGACGGTTTTAATTTTTTCGCGTTCATACGCCAAATAGCCTAAGTAGTTTAAGCGGTCGAACAATGGCGTATTGATCGGACTAAATTCAATATATAAATCATCACCAAATCTCGCTTTTAATACTTTTAAAATTCTTTCGTGATCAGGGTGACTAAACAGACCGTACATATCACCAGTTGTTACGACCACATCTTCCAATTTGCATAGAGCATCCAGATCAGTACGGCTGTGGTAGTAATATTGCTCTTTAGAGTTTGCGTCTGTAAGAAGTTTGAATAAGCCTTTAATGCCTTTTTCGCTTTTTACGTAGACTTTAGGGCAGAACATCAAGTTGCGTTTTTCAGCAATACCAGATGAGGCAGGGGGCTTACGATATTTAGAATCGTCATATACACGCAAACGACAACCAAACACCGGCTTGATATTGGCTTTGGTGGCTTTGTTCGAAAAATCTACCAATGCATGTAAGGACATGTCATCAATGATTGCGACCGATGAATAGCCTAAGCCTTTTGCAGCTTCGACAATTTTGTCTACCGTTAATAATGATTTTCCTATCGAAAAGTCAGATTGCACTGACATTGCGTGGTTTAACATAGAGAATCCTATACAACTAATCTCTTACAGCTATTAAATTAAAAATCATTTGGAAATTAACAATTTGGAAGATTCTTCTTTCGCAATCCCAAAACAGGTCAAAAGAACAAAAGCTAACGACACATGGCTTTGTGCAGTGTTTTCTTTCCAGTTGAGTTCTTCCATAAACGCTTTTTTTAGTTCACTGCGCGTATATCCACCCAAAAGAAGCTTTTCGACGGCAAGACTGAGCCAAACTGGAGTTTTTCCTTTCATGGCATTTTCGTTTTTGGCCAATCCATCCTTAATCTCGGTCACTAAACCGCTCTTAACTAAGGTCAATGCAAACGATTGAGCTTTTACAGGCAGCTTCACGATTAATTCCTGCTGTTCCGGTGTAGGCTCAAAAAAGACTTTCTCTACCTTGGTTGCTCGTTCAACGAGAGTCGGTTTCTTTGGTTGGATTCCACCCGAAGAAAGACTTTTGGCTGCATTCATTTCTTCACGTAAGGCTCTGCGTTTAGCTTCTTGCGCCATCCGAGCTTTTTCATGCTGTTTGAGTAAATCGTTTACATTAACAACCTGCTTGATCGCGTTAAGCGTTTCATATGATTTCTGCTCACAAGCCTCAAATGCCGGGCATCGTTGGCAATATTCGCTATCACGCGAAAAACATGAGATTGAACCAAAACAACCAAAAGCCTTTGCTTCAATAAAATCTATTCTTTCGTTTTCGTTTGATTTCATTTAAAACGCTCTCTTTTGCGCTATATACGCTTTTAAAGTGTTGAAATGATTTAGACAGCAACGCGCGTAACGGCTTCTTCAACTTCTTTCACAGCGTCACGAATGAATCGTTTTTCTTTGTTTGTTTCGGCTGTTTTCATGATGCAATTAGCCACAAAACTTAGATTCAATTTGCGACGTCTTGGTCCCCGCGATTCATTTTTCTCAGGCGTATTGAGGGAAAGCTGATATTTGGCTTCTTGTGCCAACAACTCTCTTTCAATGAAATCAGGCGGATTTAAGGTGAATTTGAGTAAAATTTTTGCGAACGGTGAAAGCTGCTGCATTTCTTCTGTAAGAGTCTGCATCAACTCATATGGGCCTAAAATATTTTGGCTCTGGTGATCAACAAAAACGTCATAATCACAGTCATCTTCACCATCACCCATACGATGCAAAATGTCGGACTCGTATTCCGTTCTGTTATCGCCCAAATGGTATTTTTTCAGTAATCTCGATACCATGTTGAGGCAAGCAGTAGTTAAATAAGTCGTTAATTTGCCTTTGCTTTCATCCCAAGTCTGAATCGATACCACGAAAACTTCACAGAAAATGGCATACAGCTCTTCAACGTCAATGCAATAGCCGACTGAGGTAAGTCGGCTAATATTCCGGTGTGCCAAATGACGAAGAAGCTTGTCATGATCTCTGAAAAGCTGATCTTGATTTCTTACCATAGCCCACCCCCAAAAAGTGTCCGAATTAACCGAACACTCGTTGAGCCAAGTCTTCCGCAACTTGCTGATCGACTTGAGTGAGCTTGTTAGTAAACGCCAATTTGAGACCGTGCTTGTAATCGTTACGACGCAAGCCAATCATTGCTGCGTTGATTAATGAACGTGGTGAGATGGTGTCGCTGATCTTAGAGTTTGCATATTGCTCGCGTACCAAGTTTGCATAATCCACTAACTTGTCAGCATCCTCTGCGCATAAACCTACACGTTTCTGGATAATCAAGGACTCATCTTCTTTCTTCATGTAGCTCTTATAGATCACTGAGCCAAAACGGTCGTAGTTCGCTGAGTTCTGTAAGTTAGTACCCTGATAAAGACCAGTTTCATCACCTGAACCGTTCGTGTTACCTGTTGCAGCAAAACGGAAGTTTGGATGTGGTTTGATGACACGGTTAGCTGCATCTGCTTCTTTGATATATAAAGGTTTACCTTCTAGTACAGCTTGATATACAGATAAAACGTTTGGTTGCGCGAAATCATATTCGTCAGCCAAATACATCCAGCCATGCTTCATCGCTAAAGCTAATGGCCCAAGCTCAAAGATGGTTTCACCATTTTTAACCGTCCACATACCTACAATGTGAGATTCTTCTGTATTTGAAGTGTGCTGAATACGAACAAGAGGACGGCCAGTTCGAGCTGCGATCTGGTCAAACATTTCTGATTTACCAGCACCTTTGTGTCCCCACACGTAAGGGTTGATGTTTAGCTCCAATGCAATCATGACATCCTTCAGCTCGTTCACGTTCCATACATACGTATCATTAATTTCTGGAATCATTTCCGGGAAGGCAGAGTTCTCAATGCATGAGATTGGAATCGGTTTACCTGAACCACTAAGCGCGCTTTTACCTTTCAGATCAAAGATTTCATGAAATGGTTTAGACACCACAATATCGTTTGGTTTTGCCTCGTTATTAGTAAGCGCTAACTTTACATTGTGGTTATTAGTAGACACTGTTGTTTCTTCCTTAGATGTTGAAGTATCTGTTGCTTTTTCTTGTTGCGCCTTTGCCAACTCTGCTTCTTTAGCTCTTTTCAGTTCAGCCTGTTCTTGCATCTTTTTCTGCGCTAAAGGCGACAATAAAGGGCTATCTGGATACTGTTTCTTGTACTCTTCATACGTAGTTTCAGGATGTTTTTCTTTTAAATGCTTAGCAATTACGTGAGTTTTTCCACCACAGATTTCACAGATAATAGGATCGTTAGACATTTATAAGCTCCAAAAACGGATTCGATCATTTATGAAAAAGTATCACTAACTGATATTGAAAGTTTATAAGATTGCATCATAAAAATAAAGTAAGTGCTTACTAATATTTTATAATACCCAAATGATGCAATCTCCACCCAAATTCTACGCTAACAACATACTGCGTAAACGCGAGATTACTAGGCTAGGTAATTGCTCAACGTCATGAATCACCACATGTTTGTCATAGAATCTACGAACAGAATCATCTTCAATTCCAATACCAATGACGTCTACCTTGCTCTTCTCGATTTTCTTCACCACTTCTTTTAAGTGATATTCCAGATCTCGACTGTTACCTCCACCCGCAGGTGAGCCATCAGAAAGCACCATCATGATTTTACCTGCTTCCTTACGCCCCATTAGACGACGTGCAGCAATTTCTACACATTCACCATCAATGTTACTCGCCATTAAACCTGAGTGAGGAAGCCATCCAAATCGACGTTTTGTTTCAGTATTAATGCGCTCGTTGTAGCCTTTAATGACAGGCATATAAAGGTTTTCATAGCGTGAATAACTAACGCCATATTTTTTTCTGCTTCACGAATTTGCTTTAAACGCTTGTGGTAAGTGGCTGAGTCTGTATGAGTAGTAAAGCAGATCACTTCATGAGGAATCTTGAGACGATCCAGAACATTTGATAGTGCGTAACTCGCAGCAGCGGCAGTATGGATTTTAGAACCGCACATTGAACCTGACATATCGACGACCAAGCTCACAGCAACGTCTTTGGTTTTTGATTCAACGCGCTTACGAAAAATTCGACAATCACCAGTTGAAGCCAGTCGTGCTAAAGATGAACTGTTTAATTTTCCTTGTTTTAATCCATTTTCCCATACAGATTTACTTCGTGCCTGAATTGCCCGCTCCATATCTTTCTGCATAGGACCAACCATTGAAGCTACCTTGTCTTCAAGACGTTTAAACATCTTGTCATCGTAATGAAGTTTAGGAACTTCAAGCGGTTCAATGACATCACCTTCATTGGTAAATACTGCGTATTTAGATTTTTTAACGTCCGCTGCTGTGCGTTGTGCAATCTTCTTGCTTAGTTGCTCACTGTAGTTGTTTTTGGTGTCTTTTAACGAGTCCAGAATTGCAGCCACAAATTCACTACGAGGAGGGGCACTCTTCTTATCGTCACTTTCTAGTGAATGCTTAACTGCATTAGGCCGTTGTTTAGCTTTTCCACCACTACCGCCTTCGCCTTCTTCATCTTCGCCCTCATCGGCACCAACAGCTCCACCTAGAGAACCACCTTCATCATCATCTTCTTCATTCTCATCTTCGCTATTGCCTACACCAGCGCTTTTACCTGGCGATTTTGGCATTGGTAAGCTGTCGCTATCTTCATCATGCTCGCTGTCAGGGAGTTCTGGCAATTCAGGCTCATCTTTCAGTACCTTATAGATACGCTGAGCCAAATCCATTGTGTCTTTTGTGGACTTTAATTTTTCAATCTCTGGCTTAAAAGGAGTAAGCATGTCCCACACAGGTTTAATATGCTTCATTTTGTCTTTTAAGTAATGTTCAAAGACTTCCTGACCACTTAACGCACGTAACATTGGCAACATTAAATGTTGCGTAATTTCTTCATCAGAAGCTTTTTCCTTTACAAGTTTTTGGTATTTATCGTCAATCAATTCATCAATGAAAAATTGGCTCGCATTTTTCATATTGATATTTGAACCGCGATATTTTTCAGCCATGCAACGTTCTACACGCGCTTCTTCTAACAATGAAGTTAAAGTCTTTACCTCTTCAGATCCTTTTAGCTTGAGAGAAAAATCGGTAAAAAGATACTTCGCTACCTCTTGATCAAGAAAACCTTGAACCGCATCAATCAGCGAATCTGGTGAATTGTCCGGAAGATATGGAAGGTTAATTCGCACAGGTTTGCCTGTCTTTGGATCCTTATGCACACCTGCCTCAATACCTTCTTGCGTTACTGCAATATTAGAGTTAGTCAGTGCTTGGGTAACGACGACAATTGCTTGTCTTAAAATATGTATGCGCTCATTCATTGAAAATTCTCAATCTGAAAAAATCATTATTGGAGGTCTATATACAGACTTGACAGTATATTAATAAGTGCTTACTAATATTAAAAAGCATTATAAAAATATTTATTGAAAAATAAAGAGTGAAATTGGGGAGATTTTGAGTTTTAATAGAGGGTTTATTTTGACCGTGGCCAGCATCAAACCTTGGACACTAACCACAGAGAAGGGTCAAGTGAGGGATTTTTAATTATTTAGGTAGACTCATAAGACTATATAGCTAAGTTTAATAAACAAATTTTCGCCAAGTGCATTGTTAATCACAAGGAAATCACCGCATTCCTCATTTTTTCCTTTAATTACATTAATTTGATTGCCCTCAAAGATCAGTTCAGAACCCTGCTCTGCCAAGAAATCTGCTACGGTTTCAGGTGTAATAACTTCAACACTTTTCGACATTTTTTACTCCTATACTCTAACTATCATACTTTTTTGACAAATAATTGGCTTGAATGAGGCTTATACTTCCTCTTGGTATCAGTCGATACGTTGTCATTATAGTATGATTGTCTGCATCAGCTAACAAATTGCCTGTACTTAAAATGAGCATCTACTCACCTATAGTCTGACCATTAGTTTAACCCAAAAATAAGAAAATATTAATCAATGCTTACTTACTAAATTTTTCCGTTAATTGTGACCGATGTCATTTTATCCAATCCTATACAAATCTGTACTTTTCTTGAACTTGGGTAAATCAGCACTTACTGATATAATTTACCTAAACCGCAAATATTTTAAGTCTATAATGTTGTATCGAGGATACATTCCGACATTATGACTTTATATCTATTAAGAATATTCTAAGGAAAACGTTACTATGAAATCAGCAGCTACTAACACCAAACGCAAACTAACTGTCGCCCAATATCTCGACGCTCAACTAAATGCATCGGATCTGAATCAGTCGCAATTGGCAGAGATCATGGGTATCAATCAAAACATGGTTAGCTTCATTGTTCGCGGTAAAAGCAAATTACCTCTTGAACGTGTGCGCGCTATGGCCGATGCTTTAAAAATCGATGCTAAAGACCTCTTCATGCGCTGCCTAGAGGAATACATGCCTCATCTGCTTGAAGAAATGGAAGCCATGATGGAGCAACCTCTTATTACTGATGCAGAATCGAATTTAATTAAACAAATTCGCGAAGCAAATGCTGGCCATAATTTTGAGTTTTTCACTAACCCTAGACAGAAAGAAGCTTTTGATGCTTTCCTAGAAACACTTAAAGTCAACTAATCTGTTTTTATTCTTACTGCCCGATCAAGTTCGGGCTTTTTGCTATTCATACCCTTTAAATTACTGTTTTTAAATTTTTCTTTCATAGCTCCTCCTAAACTTGAAAACGTTACAAAATCAAGATTGGTATAGATTACCAATTTAAATCAAACTTTGAAATACCACTCTTAATAGAAAAGTACGTATACGACAGGATATGACGCCCTGCCTTTTTGCACCCCCAAAAAATATAATAAAATGTATCTTTTATTACATTTTTTATTTTTCGACATGTGGTAGACTGTTTTTATATCCTTTCCGTTTTTGGAAAAATGTAATAAAAATTATTTGGTCGATTTATGGCAAGAACAACAACTGGAAAAGCCCCATATGTGTCAGAAGATGATCTTGAGATTACTTTAGCCACTCAAACGGGCGTAAATGCATTACGGAACAAATGTGTTTTGTATTTCTCACACTTCCTTGGGCTTCGCGCTAAAGAATTATCAATGTTAAAGGTCGGCGATGTTTACGACGTGAAGAAGGGCAAGCTGAAGGATATTATTCGATTGCTCGGTAATATTACTAAAGGCAACCGCTACCGAGAGGTATTCCTAGTCAATCCAATCGCTAGATCACTGGTAGAAGAATACATAACAAAAGAAAGACCAAAGGATCCCGACGCACCTTTATTTTTATCGCAGAAGGGCGGTCCATTCTCACCAAATAGCATGGTGACCATGATTAATAACTGTTATAAGAAGGCTGGTATTCAAGCAACCAGCCATTCCGGTCGACGTTCCTTTGCCACAAGGCTAATTCGAAAGGGCGGTGATATTTATTCAATTCAACAATTGATGGGGCATAGCTCAATCCTGACCACGCAAAAATATTTTGCATCGGATCCGGAATTGCTCCGCCAAGTTGCTGAAAAGTTAAATTAAAATTTCAAAAATCTAGTTTTGTGCAGCAGGCTTTGGATTTCAAAGTCTGCATATAGATAGGTTGCAGTCTCACCATTATCTAGGTAGTCATCCATTCGCTGCTCAAAATCTTTTTGGTTATAGAATTTTAATTCATTAATATCAAAGTGGTTTTTATCAAATTCAACGGCAACGGCTTCGTTTTCATTCATGAGCTCCAGAACCTTATTGGCACCTTGAATGCCGCCAAGCATATCAATTTCACTCTTTGCTAATTTAAATTCCTGATCATCCAACTCATCAGCAATCTTGTTTGCTTCTTCTAAAGTTTTCGCACTCGTAGCATCAAAGAACACAACTTCACCATTTGCATTCTGAATCCAAGTACCTATTTCAAAAGTTCCATCTTCTAATTGTCTGATTTGATTCTGCATTTTAAGCCTATGAATTTATATGTAAGCAATTAGAACTATTAAACATTTTGTTTTGGTTAAATACAATCTAATTTTAAATTAATAATCT